CCGTTGGATTGATGTTGAAAAGTTTCTCATGATATCAAATTTTCCTTCAAAAGATTTGCAGGATAATATCAGATTGAGAGATTCTTTTTGGCAGACCAATGGACAAATGATGGGTAATAACTTGTCCTTCCCTATACTTTGTATTATAAATTTAGCCTCTTGGCTTTATGGGAAGTTTCATGGTGAAATAAGTCGTTCTATTAATCTAGATGTGCCTTTGGCACAACTCAGGAATAACCTTATGGTCATTTCTGATCGTCTCATGACTCTTTTGGAGGAAGATACTAGTCCCGCCTTAATCAATGGCGATGACATGATATCAGTCTTCGATGAAGAGAATAGAGATGATCATGGAGTTTTCTGTGAGTATGTTGGTTTAATTCTTAATCGACAGAAAACGATTGGTGCGAAGAACGAGAGAGATGAAGAATTCCCTTATAGTAATAAAATATATAATATTAACTCTCGTATGTTCTTCAAAAAAGCTGATCGTGTGTATGAAATCGGTTACTTAAACCAACGACTCTTATATAAATGGAATGTTAAAACAGCTTTAAAGAACGAAGAAAAACAAGCATATAAAGATGAGGAAGACGTCTTCGTTTCGTGTAATGCCTTTGTGACTCAATCTAATAGAATTTTAGACAGGCAAGAAGAGTTCCAAAACTTCTATATAAATATTCATGCTTCAGAAATGAGGCAGATAGTTGATGAACCTCTTTGGTTCATTAATCAGAAGTATGGAGGTGGAGGTCTAGATTGTTTCAGCTTGGACTTTGATGACGAATATTTCCCGGAATACAAGTATATTCCGCTGGTAGATATGACTGTCCAATTTCCCGTTGAAACGTCTAGGCTTAACTCTTATTGTAAGGCCAAAATGCTAAGACATTTGATTTCCAAAGTGTCTCCTAAGGAGGAGATGCTTATATTCCAAGGTCCACAGGACGGATATAATGGTTACTATAAGGAATTCTTCCAGATGAGTAATCCTGGTGCAACTATGATAGATTTTGTTCGTTATAAGAACGAATTCAAAAGGTTCTCTGATTTTAATCAGTGGACTTATGAAGGAGAAAATCTCCAACTTCTATCACAAATTGCAGCAGGACACTTCTGGGAGTTTCTCTTAAAAGATGATCTTATTAGTAACATATCCCTGGAGCCAATTGTTCCCGATTTGGAATATATCAAAATCTCAGATGTCATTAGTGCATTAGTCAAGGTATTCGAAAAAGAATACCGCCTGTTAAATTTTTCTCTAATATTTAGCGATAGCTTTAGGAGACAGAATCCTAACTATCTTTATAGAGATGATAATGATAATTACCATCCTATATTGTCTGAGCTTATATTAGAGTCTAAAAAATTTAACCAAAAACTTTTATATAAAGGTACACCAATAATGGACCATGTGTTTAATAATTTAATTGAATCTTTCAAGGATATAGTTGACTATTTTCCAG